GGTATTTGGATCCTTGAATTCATACTGTATATCCTTATGGGATATCTTACACGATCCGTAGATTTGGCTTGATTTGTTCCTAAATAAAAAATCCCCGTCGATATCTTCAGGGGTTAATGTCTTGGGTGTAGTTTGTGATTCGATATATGGCTCGCTGTAAATTATAAGCTTGCCGTCGCTTAATTTAAGCGCACAACTTTCTAATAAACAACGCCAAGATAAAAATTCAAAATCCGCTTGATCGTATTGGTCTACCCTGATGTAAAGCTGATCCTGTACCCCGTAGACGTGAAGAGTTAAACCATGTTTTATCGCCAGTTCCTTTGCTATTCCAAGAAACATTACATTATCCCAGGCTTTAATATTAGGAGTTTTTGCTTCTTGCTTCATCGGTATGGCCTTAAGGATAACGAGCCCTCTTTGCTGTTTAATCTCATCGGCATACATGACACCACTATCAAATCCCGATTCTTTGATCTGAATAACGTGGTTTTTTTCAGGTTTCCACTGGCTCCAAAGTCCTTTTGGATCATTAAGATGTAACTCGAGACTATCAAGTTCTCCTCCAGCGTTATCTATTAAGTCTGCCTTACGGATCTCAACGTCGTTGGTAATATCTTTGCCTTCATAAATAAGTTGCAACTGAATCACCTCTTCCAGGGAGGGAGAGGTGATGCGGCTGCAGCTTTAATTATGGGTATTTTTAATTTTGCTCCCGCGTTAAAGATTAGCACTGACGAATATTCAGGATTTGCTTGAATGATTGTCGATGCAAAGGATTCATCATTATAGGCATCAAGGGCAAGTATATCAAAGGTGTCTCCTTGCATAGTTGTGTATTCAAAGTAACTACTGGCCATATGCAACCCTCATTTTTTCCTCGAAATACTGCTCTACCCAAGCCTTAAATTGCTCAAACGATAAATCTAAAGCTTTTTTTACATCTGATCCGCTTCCTCCCTGGATGTTAGGGGCAAACATAACGTTTATTCCCCCGTTCGATACTCCAAAACCTCCCAATCCACGAGGTGCTTGTTGCAGTAATTCAGGGCTTCTAGGCGAACCATCTTGGGTAGCTATCGCTAATACAGATTCGTTTGTCATCCCACCCGAAGCATATATTGGCCCAGCCAGGCCCAAAATACTTGCTGTTTGTTGCAGGAGTGCAATGCTTCGTGGTGTTCGTTGTAAGGGAATAGCCATCTCGGGGCCATCCTCACCGAAGATTGACGGCCTAGTTGCAATACCCCCTGAGGCGAAATATGTTGCTGAGGGTTGAGCTACACTGGCTGGGTTGTTAGAATCCCCTTCGCCATATCCGAAAAACCTTTTGATTGGTTCTGCAACCTTATTGATCCATGCCCATAGTTCCATGGCCTTAGATACTATCCAGTCCCAGTTTTTCCAAAGTGCAACTCCTGCAGCTACAAGAACACCAACAGCAGTGGCTACTGTCCCTATTGGGTTAGCTGTCATAGCTGCATTCCATAGCCATTGTGCAGCAGTGATAATTCCTATGATCCTTGAGCCTCCACCGGCAACAACGGTTTGATATTCAATCCATGCACATTGAGCCGCGATATAACCACTTGAAGCCATAGATGCAATGTTGTGCGCATTTTGAGCGACACTGGCTCCGACAATGGCCGTTTTATTAACTACATACGCGGCTGTTAGTCCAGATACAACCGGAAGAAGCCAATTAGAATTATCCTTTGCCCATTGAACACCATTGCCCATCATGGTAAACGCCGTCGCAACATCTTGTGTAACCTTTCCGGCATCAACGTTTTGCGCCCATTTATTCGCATATTGTAAAAACTGAGTTAAATATGGAAGTACCTTCTGGCCTATTGTTGCCCCAAGCTGTTGCATATTGGTTTGGAAAAGTCTCACCTGATTTGCATATCCTCCCTGTGTTCTGCTAAAGTCCCCCTGAGCATCCTTAGACACAGTGAGAAGATAGTTATACCTAAGTAATGTCTGCGAAGCCTGGTCCATGTCTTGGTAAGAAGTCTTTATTCCCTTAGACATTGCAAAGGCTTCAAGGTTGGCCACGGACATATTAATACCGAGTTGCTTAAGGGGCTCGGTTTCGCCGCTGATGCCTGATCGGATCTTTTCAAAAGCATCTTCTTGAGAGAGATTATAGAAACTAGCCATGTCACCAGATAACCCCGTTAAGTTTTGGGACATCTTGACCATGCTCTCGCCAGTTACCCCGCTACTCTTTAGCATGGCTCCCATGGTTCCAGAGAACTGTTTGGCTTGAAGCTCCGAGAGGCCAAAGGAATTCAACGCTGTTTTTGACCAAGCGTCAATTTGGGAAGCACTTTTTCCAAAGGTTACATCTACGACATTCTGAACCTCGTTAAGATCGGAGGCCAATTTGATGCTATTAGCGGCGATTCCCACTACTCTGGAAGATATCATTGTAAAAGCATTTGATGCCAACGTTCCCAAAAAGGCTCCCTTTGCTATTGTTGAAACACGACTCATACTGTTAGCTGATGATTGTACGTTTCGAGATAGCCGCATACTCTCACCTGATGCCCGAAGCATAGCGCTTTGCAGGGAAGGATCAACGCGACCGGCTATTGTTATTAGCGCCCTAAGTTCCTGACTACTTGCCATTATTGGCCTCCTTCCTTAATCGATTTGATTCTTCAATAAGTACTTGATGAAAATCGATAAAATCAGTAAGGGGCATATTGAAACAAAATTCAGCGGAAGTGGATGTAGTTAAGGTCACTCTTGCAATTGATCTCTTTATGAGATCATCTTGGATAACTCCGCCAAATCGAAGAAGAAAAAATTTCTTGCTAACAGAGCTGCTTTCTGAGCGTCTTTGGCACTCATGTTTAGTATGTCAGAAGTATCAATACCTCGATCAGCTACATGAACTGCCTCAGCGAAAAGATATAAATGATAATCCATGTCAATCTCTTCTGTGACAATAGGTACCCCGGACATTTTCATTTTCTTACCAACATTTAGTTTATCTTTTGCTGTCATATTCTCGAAATCATAAGGTAATTCGGTTAGTTCCCTGTCATTCTCAGAACCAAATATCTTTATCGGTTTAGATAACTTAAAAACTTCCGCCATTTTTTCATCTCTCCTTAATATTAGATTCAAAAGGAAAGCGACTCCTGATATTAACCAAGAATCGCTCTGATTGCCGCCATGTAATCAACGCCATTAACCACATATTGATAAGCAAATTTGTCAATTAATAGCGTTTCCACACCTTCAATGACTTGCCGATACCTTATTACTTCAAATTCCAGGCTTCCATCCATTGTTGACCCTTGCTCGACCTTACCGGGCTCATATTTCTTGCATATCCCTGTAATAAATATTTTTGTACTTCCAGGGATAACAGTTCCATCTGATTGAACAACGTCACGTGCAAAGCGCAGTTCTAGGCTTTGTTTCCCCGTCTTTGCCAGGGCGGTTGTCTTTTTGTTTATGGACCGTGAGCTTATCTTATAACTCATAGGTTTTATTTGTGCCGGAGACGGCATGTCAACAGTTCCTAAAATTCCAGCACCTTTTACCTCTGTAGTATCAAATTCAATTGAGGGCAACTCGCAGGATACATTGTCGTCTATTTCCACATTGTCAGCTAAGAGTTTATGCGCTATTACACTTCCGGATATAATCATGCCGCTTCACCTCCAAAGAGAACGCTAAGGCCAGTAGTGGTATAAGTAATCTTAACTGTCAAAGATTTCCCAGGTGGTGCTGTAGTTGTCGCTACATCAAATACAAAATCTCCTTCAACAATGTCTGAAGTCGGGTTGCTGATTTCGTTAAAAGCAATTGTACCAAGCAAGATTTTCCCTTGCGCCGTCAGTGTATCAAACCATTCTTGATAATCATTAAGGATGGTCTCAACTCTAGCCCGGTTCATGGGCTTATCAACGATGTTCCCATAACGAAACTGAAAGGTGTTGGCGACATATTGGAGCATTCTTACTCCGCAGTCAAATACATTAGCCTTGTCCATGTCTTTGCCATACTCGTATTCCCCAGTATGGCCTCCCCAAAGCACCCAGCGGCCGCCCCAATAAGACAAAGTGCGAATACCCTTGCTATTAAGATCATTGGCTTGAAGTTGGTCGAAAACAATGTCTGTACCGTCTGCCAAGCACATTCCTGTGATATCAACTGCTTTATTTGACGGAGTTTCACAAGGAACATTGTCATTCTGATAGTCAACCCATTGCATGGTTACGGTAGCAAGAGTGGACAGGTGGAACTTGCGTGTCCCATTCTTAGCCATTGGCCAGCAAGGGGCTTCCAGGTGGCTGTCATAACCATTAGCATCCTTCCACGTCTTAGCCTTTGTGATGGTATTGGTTGTGGTCGTGGAATCCATGTCAGAGTTTACAAAAGCATACCAATGCCCATTAATTTTCTGACTTGCCGCCTTTAATGCGGCATCAACATCAGGGTTAAAACTCCAACCTGGAGATACCATTAGCGTTGGAATCATGTTGTGAGTTAGATAGACCAAATCGACAACGCTGATTCCCGTTTTGACTCCGTCAGCATCCGTGCCACCGATCAAAGCTGCAGCATCTGCCATACTAGGGTCAACCTCATCAAAAGTCACCGTTATAGGAGATGCGAGTGTCCCCTTAAGGTCCGTAATTAATACCTGGCTGCCATTTGTGGTGTAAACTGCAGTGTAATCAGTCCCTTTAACCTTGTCGGCAATAGCAATTGATTTCAAAATTACTTTGTTATTGCTAATGTACCCCTTGCTATTTGTTAAGGTAACTGAAGTAGTTTGTGCAGCTTTCTTATGGGTATCTGGATTGAGAACATTAACTAAGATAATCGGGCCAATAATTTGAATATCGTTTTTAAAATGAGCATATATGGCTTCACAGAGGTCGTAATTAGCCCAATCACTGTCATTGTAACCAACATTTGTTACTGCATCATTGTAGCTCTGGACCAATATCGGTTTATTGATCGTCCCACTGTAATCTACGAGCTGATGAACCGGAAGGCGGCCAAAATAAACCGGCAATGTGCTTACTCCCTTAGGTGGAATATAATCTTTAGTTGCCAGAATATCAGCAAATGCACCGTGTTGATAAGGCAAGTTCTTTCACCTCTCTTATAATAAATCCCGTACTATTTCAGCTGGAGGAATTGAAGTTTTACTGACTGTAAACGTAATCCATCCGTACCAATAGGGATATGGTTGTTCTTGTTGATACATACCGCTTTTGATCGGTTTCTTAACCTTTACCTTGCCCTTAATAATTGGGTTTTTCCTTATGGCCTGTAATGTTCGATCAATAAAATTTACAAGATCTCGATATCCTTGAAAGTCCGGCGTATATTTCAGTCCGCCGTTTTTATCTGGTTCATGCAAGCCGGGACTGTATACCGCGGCTGAGATGCGAAGATTAAATTCTTCATCTGTATCATCCTCGCTACCGTCATCCATACCAACAATCAAGCAAGGAATTGCCGATTCCATCCCTTCTGGCAGATATCCCTTCGGAGGGATCCAGCCAATATGGACTTCAGGGTTAACTAGCGTATAGTCCATAATGTTGCTGTCACTCGGCTTTTGAAGCTTTATAGTAGGTGTTACTTTTTCCTGAAGAAAAGATTGAACGGTCTCTAACGTAGTCATCGTTGGCATACCCGTTAACCACCTCTTATGGATTCGCTCATCGAGGTCATTGCTCGAACTATCTCATGCTGTAAGCGCTCATCAAATTTTGCTGAGGCAAATTCCTGAATTTGATTCCCGATATTTTCATTCGTAATCATCTGTGGAATTGAAAGTGTTCGAAGGACGTGGATGGGTAAACGACTTTTCCCCTCTCTTCGGAACACATTGAACTGGGTTTTGTCGATAGATCGTGCTCCCGTCGTGGCAACAAAGGGCAAAGGCGAAGAATTAATGACCTTTTTGCCCCCGCTTTT